AACTATATCCGCAGTTGTCGCATTTGATAGTTTTCTAATTTGTAAAGTATTAGAAGAATCAGCAACTAATAAATGATAAAGGCTACCAGCGTCTGCGGTGGTATTAAAAGCACTTGAAGTAAAATTTGTATCTGCCCCACTAGAAGGAATAGTGTGTAAAGCCCCATCACGGTAAATTTTACCCGATTTTACAACAACAACATTCCCAGTAGTTGCTTGAGTTATATCAAAATCTGTTGCTGAACCCTTTAAAGCCATATTTCCTTTTCCCATAAGACTTAATGCTTTAATTAAACCTGTATGCGGAAAGTCTGTATTATCGGTTATTTGTGCAAAAGTTACGCCTGTCGTTTGTGTACTAAATTGGTGCGGATTTAAGTCTGCCATATCATTCCACCTCTATTGTGTAAAAAATTTCTAAATCTTCATTTGATGCAAATGGGCCAACTCCATCAAAATTGACTCTTGCTAGAAGATTAGTACCATCAGTTATTCCAAATTCACGAATAACATTTCCAGTCATCGTAGAATCAGCACCATCAAAGATTGCTTGAAATTCAATTACATTATCAGCCGTTACTACACCAGTAGTTGTTGGTACTGTTGTAAGTGGTACATCTAAGGTCGTTGATGTAGGACTTGTTGCATTACCGCCTAATCCAATATCAAATTTATCATCAGTATCCACAAGACCTGCTAAGAATGTTGCAATTAATTCTTTTGTTTTTTCTGTTATCATATCAATTCCTCATCTATCAAAGTAGTAAATGTAATGCCTGTGCCGACCCCATAGCCAAGCGTGGTTGTTCCTGTATTTAATGTTGTTCCAAAACCTAACTTAAATGAACTAGAAGAGGTTCTTTTTCTCACAAATAATCTAAGTTGTTTTATTTTAAAGAAGTCTTCTATATCTACTTTAATAATATTTTCTTCTCCGTAATCTTGTTTTCTTAAATTAGCATCAATGGTTTTATTTTTAATTTGTAGTTCTGCAAATATATCTTCTAGTAATCTACTAAATTTACCTAATTGTAGTTCCATTAAGCCATTAAGTAAATGTTTAATCTGTAATACAATAACTTGTTCATTGTTAATATTTTCTCTAGGAACATTCATTCTAATTAAATCTCCAGCCTTTAATTGAGAAATTCCCGAATGCCCAACATTTACCTTAAATAATCTATTGTTGCTATCTTCTGAATGAACTTCTCTCAATACACGCGCCCTTCTATCTACTTCCTCCTGTGAACCAAGTTCGGGTTCATGGACTTCTAGTGTTTTAATACCAATCTGTTTGATGCTTTTACTTCTTTTACGAATCGCTCTATGATTTTTTCCATATACTACAACTTCATTATAAACGTTGAACATATTTGATTCTTTTTGCAAATCATATATTTGTATATCTCCTTTTTCTTCGAGAATTACTTCACTGTAAAATTGATTATCCTTTTTATCTAGAACTTTAAATTTGTCATATTCATATACAATGCTTTTATCTTTTCTTTCTAAAAGAAGATTAATTGCTGAGTATAAATCAACACCTTGGAAGTTAGGTGCTAAAAATAAAGGATAATTGCTGTCAGTAATATCTACTTCTATGTTATTATCCTTTAATAAATTATCAATAAGTTTATCTGTTTCATTAGCAACTGTAAGAGTTGAGCCTATACAAGCCCTAGTAAAATCTGTATCTATTTCACCATTTACTGTAATATTTAAAGTTTCTGAAACTGAAACTACTCCTAGCATTTCTTTCATTTCTCCAAATATAATTGTTTCTCCTGCAATCTCAATACCAGTGAGTTCTACTCCAGAAACATATTCTAGACTAGTTTTAAAATTATTATCACCGTCAGATATATTGACAGTAATTGATTCACTTGGTAAAATATTAGTGTAACTATCTCTATGTCTAACAACTATATGTTTTTCATTAGTGTTATTATTTTGATTATCACAATCAATAAGAACATACATTGAAAGTATTCCTTCATTGTTTCCTTTTATGTTCCTACCGCCTTTAGAATTTCTATTAAAGAAAGAATTGATTCCATTATAACATAGATTATTAGAAGGCATCTTTGTATATCGAGAACTTGGCATCTGAAGTTTTATTTCTTTAGGTGAAAAACTATGAAAACACGTATGATTAGGTTGCATAATTCTAAAAATTCTATCAGAACCAGAACCAAAAGCATTATCTAAAATTAACCTATGAGTTTTTGTTGAATTACTTGCATCTATTTCATGCGATATAATATAACATATATGGCTTGGTTTTGAATCATCCATTGAACCTGAATGAAGAGTCAATGTTCCTTCTGAATCTATAATGTATCCTGATTCAGAAACTAAATAACAACCAGTTAAATCAACAAAGTCCAAGAAAACGTTTCCACCACTTGAAGCAACATCTATCTCATAAACACTTTCTCCACCCTTTGTTACTCTTGTAGTTACGTTAGAAAAGTTTAGAATCAACTTAGGTTTAAATCCTAAAAATACTCCATCAGCACTATCGTCATAATCTACATTAGTATCTTCATCAGTATTATTTTCAAAAGGTGCAGTAGTACAGGCCATAGTAATAGTGTCTTTATTTGTCGCTCCTGAGCCATTATTAACATGAGCCTCAATAATATCTGCCCCTGCCATTCCTTCTGATGCTAATTCTTTTCCGTCTTCTACTCCATATCTATCTAAAAATATAGGAATTAAATTATCAGCATATTCATTGGCATCATTATTTGCACTTGTGTCATCAATATCAATCATATTTCTAAATATATCAAATAACTTAAATGCTTTTTCTATTGTTGTTGTACCGTGTCTCACATTGTAAGCAAATGGTAAAACTAAATGAATTTTATTATTTGCGGAGAAAGCGGGGCCGAAGGGACTAGAATAAGTTTCAAACCATGTTTCACCTGTTGGTGGTGGGCCAGTAGAAGTTTGTTTTCCCCAACCAGTTGTTAAAGTAGAAGAATGGGTGGCTAATCCTTTTAACATATGTAATTCTTTACCAAATGCAATAAAGGTATCTCCTTTTCCATTTCCAGAAAATAAGTCATAGTTTCTATTTCCACTAGTGATAACATATCCTAAAGCACAAGTATTAGAAGTACCGTTTGTTTTAATAGGCGAACTAGAAAATGTTATCGTAGTAGAACTCTGACTAGAAACAGTACCAATTTCTCTTCCTTGTAAATCAAACAGAATATCTCCATTAGAAAGACCTGAACTACCGACTTGAACTGTAATATTAGTCGTTACAGTATTTGCACTATTATCATATGCAGTAATAGTTGCGCTGTTTGTCACACTAAGAATATTTTGTTCTAAGGCTATTGGCGGCATCATTTTATCTTTACTAGGCATATTTTCAGGGTCAAATTGATTGAAAGACCAATCTAGACAAAGTTCTGTTAATCTCATCATAGAAAATCTAGTTAAATTCGATAGCGTTTTATCTGCTGAAATGATATCGCAAGATATATAATCTTCATCATTATTTTTGACCGAAACAGTGTTTCCTGTCGTCAAGGACTTAGTATCAGAATTTGTAGTTTCAATTGATTCTCTTTTAGCAAATAGTTTATAGTTTGTAATATCCTTAAAATGAGAAACACCGTCAGTATCTACACTAAAATACATTAAACTATCTTCTCTTAAACTACTATACGGTTCCAAGTCACTATTACTGAATAAAAACATTCTTGCCACTTTAGCATCAATATGGCCAAAATAATCTTTCAAGAAAAGAGGATTACTCCTTAAGTAATTACTACTTGAAATAGGAACAACAGTAGATGACTGAATATATGCAGTGTCTAATGCAACAATGTCTGCACTTCCCCCGCTTTTATGTATAGTAGTGTCATAAAATTTAGAACCTTGGCTTGGGACAAATCCTCTTGCTTCCGCTAAAGTATTTGGAAAACTAGAAGAAATATATTTATCTGTACCAATAATATCATCTATTAGGGTAGCACCTGAATATGTGTTCCCTAGTCCAAATTTATTCGTGCTAGCATAATATTTAATTTTACTAGGAATTTCAGAATAAAACTCAAAAACATTTGGTCTTTCAATGGAACTTATATGATTTCTAATTTGTCTTGAATTAATGTTTCCTTTTTCTAAATTGTATATATTATAGTATGGAGTACCGAATGCAGCACAATATGAACTACTTAGACCACTATTATAATGCTTAGGGTAATCCAAAGAAAAGACCTTTCCATCTTGGGTAGTATTCGGATTCAGTAAAGAAATAATCTTACCATTCCATAAATGACCACCATTTAGTAGATGTAATTCCTGAGTTAATTTACTGCTAGTATTTCTTGTGCTGTCATAAGTTAATATCTGTATAGTATCTGAAGTTGCAGTAGTAATTATTCTATCTACAAATACTCTTACTGTTGAGTAATCTGTTTGTAAATAAACAAAAGTAATAAATCCTAAAAATTCTCCATTTTTAAACACTGGTTTTCCGTGATGATTTCTTGGACTAGAAGTAGAAGATAAAAAATCATCACCATTTTGAGAAACAGTAATATCAAAGTACCATTTGTTAGAAGTAGCAGTAGGATTTCCAATATCAGTAAATGTTGTATTTCTTGTATTTGCATAGTTTAATTCTACTCGGCCTAAACTTAAAGGCATATATGGAGCAACTTCTAAAACTTGATTTCCATTTTCTTCGCTAGTGCTTAAAATTTCAAAATCTAACAAAGTGTTAATTGTATCAAATGTTTGAAATACGCTATTATCACCATTAGTTAAACGGCATTGAAAATAGTTATCTGAAGATATTCCTTTGGGTTGGTGAATGAAATAACCTACTCCTTTTTCATTATTACTAGAACTTGTACCAACTAAAGATGTTCCTTCTGAAGCATTTTTATTAGAATCTACAAATGCTCCACTCAAAAAGAAAATACCTTTATCTGCTGAACCTTTCAATGAAGTTTCAGAAGAAACTAAAGGATTAGAAGACAATGCTTTAGTTAGCATATAATTTTTTGTTGTTGCTTTGTATAGTGCCTTTGCAAATCCTTTTGCAAATGCTTTTTCTTCTAATTCATGAGTCGTGGCATTTGTTGTATCATTCTTAACTACACCAATAAAGACAAAATGGTCTGCTAATTCAGCAAATATTCTATCTCCTTTAGTTAAACTAATACTTGAGGTATTTGAAATATTTACACTACTAAAATCAAAAGTGCCATTAGAAGAAAGACTAGTTAAGGTATTATATGGACTATTTGTACTATAAATAATATCTTCTGAGAAAGCGGTGTTTCTATTTACAATTGGGCCAAGTAATTGACTAAATTCATCCCTTCCTTCAATTTTAATAAAGTTTTGCTGGTTTTCTTTAAAAGCCTCTATTTTTTCTATTTTCCCAGTAAATCTTTGTATTTCTATATTAAAGATTCCTGTTGCATATCTCATCGAAGTTTCTGTATTAGAATATGCCTTTTCATCAAATCTTAAATAAAGTAGTCCTAATTCAGAATCGGATGCTAAAACTTCGGCCTCTAAATATTCAAAGTTTTTGGAAACAATACTTACAAAGAGTTCTCTTTCCCTATTTTCTACAATATTAAAAGAAGATAATAAACTTCTATCTGTAAAGTTAAATGCTCTTCTTTTTAATTTTTGGTCTGCTGTTAAAAGAGATGACCATGATAATCCTAATTGGCTTGCAGTTTGAAACTGCTGTTGGTCTTCGGTTCTTATTGCATCATAAAACCCAATATTTTGTGTGCTTCCTGATTTAGAAGGTAAACCCTCGACTAACAAAATATAATCTCCTATTTTAACTTCATCATTTACATTTATGAATTTAAATAATTCAAAATCAGTAAAGAATGTATATTGCCTACTACTATCAAAAGCACTGACTCTTGCAGGAATATCTACAAACTCAGATAAATCGCCTCTAAAAACTCTATGTCTAACTCTATATTTTTCAAAATCGTTTATTTTAACTCCCATCATTTTACTATTGTCAATAACCTTTGTCGAAGAAAATCCTCCTCTTGGTGCAAAGGATTCTTCTAGTTCCATATCTAAAACATTAGAAATTATATTTACCTTTTTAGGAGAATAATCATAATGAACATATCTAGTAGGCCCGCTTTTATCGTTAGAACTTGATTGTAGGCCATCAGTTAATGACCTTCTAGAATTCAATAGTGTTTCTTCATAGTCAGAATAGTCATATGAAGGTAAAGTAGTTCCTTCATTACTTAAGTGAGAAGTAGTGTCTAAATCTCTCAATTTATCAAAAAGTTCAAGTTTCATAGAATATTTGCTATAATCAATAATCTTACTACTAAAGTGTTGCATTGTCATAAATACAGAAAAGAAAAAGGTTTGTATTTGTCCACTAGAGTTTGTAGTCGAAATAGCAGCAGTATATTTTGTATTATGGTCTAATTGGTCATCTTTATCTAAAGTATAATTTTCATTATAGTTTTCTATGGTAATCAGTTCCCCAGTTGAAGCCGCACTTGCATTATTACTCATAAAAATTGTAGTTGTAGTTATCAGAGAAATAGTTGTATTTGCAGGAATATTTTTTCCAGACAGTTTCATACCCACCTGTAAATTTCCAGATTCTATGCCGCTTAAGGAAGAAACTGCAATTTCAGCACTTCCGCTGCTTAAGTTTGCGGTAAAATGTTTTTCGTTAGTTCTTAAAAAATAGAATAAAGGTTTTGAACAAACTAAACTTTGTTTCAAGTCATGTTTAATACCTGCTGAAAAAGCAACAGCAGTTGTAGTTTTATGTGAACCTTTAAACAGCATAAAGTCTGTATTTATTTCAATTTCATTACCTAGTGCTGGCTCGAATGTAAATGCATCTCCTTCTGCGTCTTCTGTCAATATCTTTGTTACTCTAGCAAAGTGATGCTTTAAATGATTCTTGGCATGAATCAATACAAAATAATAATGGTCTGAATCATAATTTGTAGAATCTAATTTAACACCAGTTCCAGTATTTGCATCATAGCATTTAATTCTAGAACCATTTGTCGTTGCTAAATTAAATCTTATGGTATTAGCGGTAGATGTTCCTACTTCTGTAAATTCTCCGTTTGCAACTGCACTTGTTAGATGATTGGGATAAATTAATGAATAAAAACGAGTTTGTTCAACCCCATCAGATGCTCTTAAAGATGAAGAGAAGGTAGATTCAGCAGTAAATTTAGGATTGGTCGGTACATTTCTTTGGTCTGTACTTTGTGAATTTACAGTAGTTTTACCTACACCAAATACTTTAAGATTCTGAGCCATTATAAATCAATCTCCTCAAATCTTAAATATAGAAGTGTTTCATCTAAAGAAGGCAATAAAGTATTTACATTTGGAAATTTTAATTTGGGAATATCAATAATTGATAATTCGTGAAACTCTCCCATAAATTGTTTATTTGTAATTGCTGAACTTGCTCCTATTGATGCAGTGCCATTAGCCCCTAAAAATGTGTCTGTTCTAGCAAAACTAAATGCTGTTTTTACACTATGAGAAGATGATAAAACAATTCTACCATTAAGAAATATATTTACAGAATTACCATTATCATTAAGGACAAATGCCACATGATAGGCATTATTTATGTAAGATGGATTTGCAAAGCCCTTGAGAAATACGCGGCTTAGGGAGGCCACATCAAAGGGAAGACCACTTGATAGCGTAATGTTACTTACGCCTACTGAAGCAATCGTACCGATTGACCTGAAGCCATTTGTAGTATCAAAAACGAACAACTCCTGACCTGCCGCAAGGGTGTTTACGAATACGTTGATAACCGTATCACCTGCTGAATGATTTCCGATAATAGAAGCCCCTACATACCTATATTGAGCAAATCCTTCATTATTTACATAATTTTGATTTGCTTCGTATTCATGGTAATAAGAAAAATCAGGTAGAATTACTTTATCCGATGTAAAGGTTTCAGTTGTGGCTCCTATGGTTAATTCTGCTTTTATCTTATATTCAGCAGGTTGATTTTCATTTAATAGTGTAGAATTTAACAAAGATATTTTAAAATTATCATTATCAAATATTCTCATTTCATGTGTCAATCTTCCACCTGCAACTGGTAAATACAATTGACTTTCATAACTATTTGGTGAACTTTGGTGGTGATTTGAAGGCATTATTTTCTTAGATGGAGTAAATGTTGGTATTGTTCCTCCTGTTGAGAATTTACCATATCCATTTACATCATAAGGAGTAATTATACTCTCAAATGTAAAAGAACCTTCATGCGCCCAAAAGCCATAAGCAATATCATCAGAAGTATCTGCGTTTGAATTGGTATCTGGAATATTATCTGCATAAGGTAATTTAACATGAGCATTACACATAACAGGGAAGACGAGGCTTCTCTTTTCTCCTATTAAAGTATTATACATTATTTTCACCTCAAGGGAAGATGTTTGCCGCTTCAAATTCTAAACTGAATGTAATTTCAAAGGTGTCTGCATTTAATTCATATGAAAAACTTCTTACGAATCCTGTAATTCCTGTTTCTGTGTCGCTGTCTGGAAATGTTGTTAATGGTAGTGGTACTCTTGCATTATCTAAACTAAGAGCATTTCCTCTTGAACCAAACATTAAAGGAATATTAATTCCTTCATCTCTAGTAGAATTTTCATCTACTGTTTGTGTCCATGTCCCACCTGCGGCTTCACAATCTGTTTTATTTTTATGTGTAGTAATGCTGCAAGTTCCTCGGTAATTGTAGTCGCTTGCAACAAAGGATGGCATAAGAACAATTAATTCTGAAAACGCTTGATTTTTAGCCAAACCTGTTGAGTCTACGCCCGATGCAATCATTTGTGCTATTTCGTGAGCAGTAAATTTTCTTGTTGTAGCGGTTCCATCAAAAACCTTAGTAATTGTATCATCAACAATATATCCATTAACTGATACGTTTTTTGTAGCCATTCCTAAGTCTAATGCCGCAGTAATAGATTCACCTGTTGCAATACCAGATAAAGGAATAGGAAACGCTGGAATAGTTTTAGAAACTGAAATAGAAACTCCCGTTGCTCTTAGAGGAATAGTATTTTGTTGAATATTACCTGCATAACTTTGCAGTTTAAGATAAACGTGATAGTCTGCCATTTAATCACCCTAGTGTTCTTGAAGAGGTTCTTCTGTTAATTTTGTTATTAACCATATTTCCTATTTTATCTGCAATGCGTCTTAGTTCTGCATCAGAAGTATCTCTTGCGTTAATTGTAATATTAATAGTATTACCTGTTGTTCTTCTTGTTCTGTCTGCATTTAAAATCATACCTGAAGTATTAGGAACAAATAATTCAGCACCTCTTTCTCCAACAAGATAAGGCTTATTGCCAGTAACAGGGCCACCATTTGCCCTTCCATCTACTGTAAATCCCTTGCCTAAAGTAAAGTTTCCTATTTTTCTACCAGTATCGAAAAGCCCCTTTACAATATTTTTAACAATTTCAACCTTAAATATTTTATCTTTAAGTTCTTCAAATTTATTTCCAAACCAAGCAATTATTTTTTCAAATAAATTAGTAGCAAACGTGGGAATATCGTCTTTAAACTTTTTGTATAAAGAAACAATAAACGCACTTAATAGGATAAATATTCCAATAGGAATAGCGTAAATACCAAGTAGAGTTAATCCCATCATTACTAGAGATTTAATGAGATATGCTGCCAAAAGAACTCTTCCTACCTTTATCCCAATTGCTATAACATTTTCTCTAAAGGCAACATCAGTCCATAATAGACTAAAGAACTCTATGATTAAGCCAAAACCTGCAAGAAGTGTTTGCCATGCTACTTCAATAAGAAGTTTAGCACCATTAATCAAAAATTGGGCAGTTTTATCTAAAAGAGGCTTAAACAATTCTATTGCTTTTTTGTAATCCCCTGCTATGAATGCGCCAACAACTGCAAAGAAATCAGCAATTATATCAAATGCTGTAATAATAAATTGTTTTATTTCGGCTATCAGCCCCATTTCTTCTAGTATCTTAAAAATTTCATAAGCACCCTTGATAAATGCAAGAAGTGCAATTATTCCTATAATAGCAAAGACGAAGAATCTAAATGCCATTTGCACAACAGGTTGTAGTGCTTTTGTGAAATTTAATATTTTTAATGTCATCTTTCTTCTTCCTTCGGCATTAAAAAAGAGTTTTTTAAGGAATCCAAGAGGCAATAAAAGCCCAGCAAATTGCTTAGGGTCAAAGAAAGATTTAACTAAGTTTTGTCCAAGTTTTCCTTTTGCATCTGAAACTAAAGCAGTTTGTTCTGCTTCCATAAGGCTTTTTTCTGCTTTTCTTCCCCTTCTTCTTGCAAACATCTGTCTTATTCTTCCTCTACCTGCTGCTTTTGCGCTTTCACCTGCAACTTTTTCTGCCAATGCTAGTCTATTCTTATCAAAAGCATATTGTTCTTGAAGTATTTTTCTTTGTTCTTCTAAAGATTTATTCATTTCTTTTTGTTTTTCTGTTACTGTTGAAATTGCTGATATTCTTGCTCTTTCAGCACTACCAGTTGCCTCTAAAACATATTGATAAATATTTAACTGTTTAAGTTCTTCTTCAAAATCTTGCTTCTTTTTTGCTAATTCTGCTCTTTCTTTTTTTGAAGTTCCTAAATGTTTTTCCGTTAATTTAGTAAGTCTTTCTTGTCTTTTCATTTTAGTGTATGCTAAGGTGAATCCCTTCTTTTTATCTTCTTCTACCAAAATAGCCATTTCTTTTGCTATTTTAGTATTTCTTTCTGATATGTCGTTCTGTTCCCTTAATGTTTCATTTAATTTTTTAGTGGCTTGAAAATTTTCCATAGCCTGTTTTGTCATTTCCATTGAAGCCTTTGCGTTATTTTTTGACCTTTGCTCAAATGAAGCAAGAATAGATAAATATGCTCTAAATTTATTCTGAATTGCCCAAAGTGGACTTCCAGAAACTAAACGACTAAATGTAGTCCAACCTTTACCTGCACCATCTAAACTGTATGCTGCTTTAGTAACGCTTCCTAACATTCCTTTAAATTCAATACCCGCTTTAAATGAAGTTTCTTCAAGTGATTTCAGAGAGCCATCTAATGCGACAACGCTCTTTTCAACACTATCCAAATCAACCATTTAATTACCTTGCCTTTTTCTGTGCTTTTTCTATTTCTTCGGCTTTGTATTCTTCAACGTGCATATGAACACTGAGTAAGTCTTTTACTAAAGAAACTGGCATTTTGTATATTTCTAATGGGCTTATTGCCAATGCTTTTGAAAGCATATAAACCATAACTAAAGATGCAGTTTTGGGGTCTTTTGTTCTCCCCCTTATTGCATCTTTAATTACTCGTTTTTTTCGTCATCCTCCTGCACCATACTCATTGGATTAGGAAGAATTTCTTTTATCTGATTACCAACATAAGGGCTTAATTTAAGCATATCAATTGTTGATAATGAAGGTTCTGTTTTTGAGATGAAATTCTCAACCATATAGCGATACATCGCATTTAGGTCAAGGTCTAACGACTGTGTGCGAGAATCAATCTTCATCACACTATTCAAGGCTTTTTCGGCTTCAAGCCATGTAGGTTCTTTAACCCACACCTTGAGATGTTCATTACTTTCGGGTGCTACTTTAATATAATGTAGCGTAGGCTCGGTTAGTGCAAATAATACACTCTTATCTGTAACAACTTTTTTCTCGTTTAACATTTCATCCACCTTCTATACCAACAAACAAACAAACGGTGTTGGTGGAATATTATTCTTGCAATTTACTTGTAGTCTTTTTTGGAGTTTCCTTTTTGGTTTCTTTTGGTTTCTTAGCCAATTGTTCCTTTAGACGCAGTTTATCATACTTATCCATAAAATCACCCCTGTAAAACCCAATGAGTTCTAACTTCACAAGTGTTTAGGTTTCTTGGCATTACTGTTCCTTCGATAGTAATTGGCCCTTTATCATCTGGAATTGTAATGTTTGCTGAACTTAAGAAGTAATCTTGGAACTTTAATAAAATTTGTTCATTAAGAGTTCCATCGGGAGCATTCTTATCGAATTGTAAAGTAATAAGATTGCTTGTTCCTTCTTCTGTTTGGTCGAGAAGTTCTTCAAATAGTTGATTATCTGTAACCATAGCAGTAAAAGAAATCTCATAAGTTCTTTGTGCAGGAATAGCAGACTTAACTGACTTACTACCAATTCCTACAAACCTCTTGTCTTGTAGATTATTATTGATAGTTAATGTCATATTTGTAATCTTAAGGAATTGTTGTCCAAAGATAGTGAAAGAGCCACTTGAAAAGAAGAAAGGTTCAAGAGATTCTTCTCCTGTTGCAGTTAATGTATTTGAACCACTTCCAAAGTTAAACAAATCAGCATTGTCATCAACACCTGCACGACCTTCATATGCTTCATTTGTCTTAAGTTTGTGAACAGTTCT